CCGCGGTGTTCTCGAACCAGCCCGTCACGCTGAATGCCGTCGCGCCCAACGCCTCAACGTCCAGCGTGGTCTGCCAGCCGCCGCCGGGCAGGGGCTCGACGGAAAGCGCCGCGTCCAACTCCTCCATGGTGGCGGCGCGCGAGCCAATCTCCGGCCCAGAGATGGTGCCGGTCATCGCGTCCGTGAACGCCCACGGCGGGAGCACGCGCCCCGCCCGCGTCTCGCGCGTGCCGCCGGACCAGCCGCGGCGCTCCCACCGCGCGTCAGGGTACTGCTCAAGGCGGGGATAGGCCCACGGGTGGCGGGCTTGCCAGCGGATGCCGACAGAGTATGACTCGGGCGGGTCGTCAGCGTCGATGGGCTGCATCGCGCGCGACACGTTGGCCGCGCACGTTGCCCTCCATCGCGTGGCAGAAACGCGCTCGATACCTGTCAGGATGGTGACGAGTTGCGCGGAGAGGACCGACGGGGAGACAAACTCGACTTGCGCGCCCAGCGGCACGGCCTGCGTCACGTCGCCGAACGCGACGGCGTCGCACTCGCCGGACAGGGTCAGCACGTTGCCGCTCGCGCTGATGACGTTGAAGAAGGCCACTTGCGAGGGGCTGTCCGACGTGCCCGAAACCAAGTCATCGGTGACGGGGTGGCCGTGGAAGGCCCACGCCGTCAGCCAGTGCGCGGCGAGCAACTCTTGCAAGTAGGCGTGTGTCAGGAGCTGCGTTTCCTCAAGGCCGTCATAGCGGTTGCGCCCGGCGCTTCGCAGGATCGCGCGCGCGCCGTCCAGCCCCCAGCGAGCGTGAGGCTCCGGCGCGCACGTCGCCGTGCCCGCGATGGGCGGCGCGTCCTCGCGCTCGGGCTCGTTGAAGGCTATGAACGCCAAGGGCCGTTTCCTTTAATAGCGCCGCGCGCTGTTAACGCTGGCGTCAATCACGAGCAGAAGAAGACCCGCGTTGCCGCCTCGATGCCGGTTGGCGCGCGCGAGGCGGAGGGCTTGCGCTGGCGCGGGGGGCCGACGGCATTGGCAAGCGTGTTGACCGCGTCAACGATTCGGTTGGTGTGCGCGGCGCTCACGGCCTGCCCCGGAGAAACGCGGCGCACCAGCATGATCGGGGCGTCTGGCGTGGGGGTGTTGTTGGCCATCGTGCGGCTCCCTAGATTGGCATTGAAAGGTTGAGCGCGTTGAAGTCTACCGCTTGGTAGGCCTGCACGAGCGTGGTCCCGTTGGTGTCGCTCACGTCCTCGGGGATCAAGCCGGTGGACGGGTCAACGTAGGCGACCTTGACAAGCCATGTCGCCTCCGAAGAGCCCTCGAACTCATAGGCCACGCGCCATGCGATCAGCCCGTCCTCGCGCGCCACGGGCTCGCCCGTGATGCCCTTGCACAGATAGGTCAGCGGGGCCGCGCCCAGCCAGTTCAGGGAATTGATCTTGTTGGTGTAGAAGCGCGACTTGGCTTCCGGGTTGAACAACTCCAGCCGCTCGAAGCGGCGAACGGAGACGGCGGCATTCTTGGAAATCTCGGCAACCTGCACGTCGTCGCCGTATCGCACGGTTATGATGTCGCCGAACACGTCGAAGTTGGTGACGACGCCCACGACGCTCGTGCCCACCGTCACGCGGGAAACGCCCGTCTCGCTCGGCACCTGTTGGTCAACGTCCACGAGGCCGGGGTCGAATGGCGGATCGATGCCGCCACCCCCGCCGGGCGTGGTCGTGTTGGGGCGCCACGTCACGGTCACGCGCACGATGCGCTTGCCCTCGACGCGCGCGACGCGGTTCGCGACGACATAGCCGTCGAACCGCTGGCTTGCCTCGCCGCGGCGCGGGATGCGCGAGTCCTCAAGGGCGTTGCGCAGGAGCGACTGGAGGTCGTTGCCGTCAACGTCTTTCAGCAGGTATTCAAGCACGACGTTGCGGTCGTCGGGCGACGCCCCGTCGCTTGCCGTGGCATTGCTTACCAGCTCCTCGAAGACGGTTGCCATTTGCCTGAGTCCTAGGGGGAGAATGTCGCCGTCGAGCCGGGACTGTACGGGCCTTGGAATGCACTGAGCAGCGCCATGGTCTGGAACTCGATTGCCCGGCGGAGCCTCGTGTCCTCGACTTGGTCAACCCGGCGCTGCGCGCCCGGCACAAGCCATCCCGAGATTTCGCGGGCCGTCGCCACCAGCGCCTTTTCCCCGCCAGTCACCACGGCCTTGGCCTCTTCCGCAAGCGCCGCCGCCGCCGCCTCCATCTCCTCGGAGCGCATCCACAGGCGGTCGGCGCTCTCGTCAAAGCCATCGAGGCGATTCTGGGCGGATCGCGCCCGCAGGTCAAGCGCGCTGTCCCGCAGCGCCTTCTCCTGCGCGGATGTCTGAGCGCCCTCGATGGGCCGACGCGCGAAGTCATAGCCGGGGCCGTACCCCGTCATCAACTGGATCAGGCGCTCGGCGTTCTTGCGCGACAGGTCAAACGCGATGTCCCGCGCCTGCGTGACCGCGCCGCCACGCCCCGTCAGCCACGAGGGCACCGTGAGGATGATGCCCGCAATCGCGGTCGTCACCGTGGCCAGCACGCGGTAAAGGCCCTCGCCCACGGCGGCGAGCGCGTATAGGGTTGACGTGACCGCCACGCCAGCCCCGCGCATTCCGCCCTGCCCCTCGGCAGCCTCGCGCGCGCGGTCTGCGATGTCGCGCAGCGCGGGCGAGACCTCCACGGCAAGCTGCCGGTAGATGCCTTGCGTCACCGCGCCAAGACGGGTCATCGCGTCGTTGGCCTCCTCGACCGCGCGGGCGTCGCCTCGGTTGGTCGTGAGGCCAAGGCGCTGGGCCTCGGCCATGCTTGCGCGGATGCCCCCAGCCCCTTGGGAAATAAGCGGGACAAGAGCAACGCCCTCGCTGTCAAAGAACTTGAACGCGAGCCGCACTCGGTCAGCGGCGCTCTCCACCTTTGACAGACGGTCGGCTAGGCGAATGAATGCGGTTTCAGATGGCCCGCCGAGCAAGTCCTCCGCGGAAAGGCCCAACTCGCGCAGCGCGCCGACGGCCTCGCCGCCGCCCTGCGCGGCCTCCGCAAGCCGCCTCGTCATTCGCTGCAAAGACATGCTCAGGGTGGCGGAGTTGACCCCCGCAAGGGACGCCGCATGGGCAAGGCCCTGCATCCCCTCCACGCTTGCGCCAATGCGGTCCGCGAACTTCGCGTCGGCGTCGATGCTTGCCAGCGCCGACCTGACGCCAGCCGACATCTTCCACATGGCCGCGGTGACGGCGGCTCCCGTTGCGATTGCCGCGGGCTTGAGCGCGGTCATCGCGCGCTGGAACACGCTGACCTCGCGCCTGCCGCCACGAAGCCCGGAGCGCAGCTTGTGCGTCCTCGCCACGACGTTGATGCCGACGGTGCCGATGGTTGCCATGCTACGTTGCCGCCTTCTGGGATGCGCGCGCCGCCGCGTTCAGCCTTGCGATCTGCGAGCGTTGCCACGTCTCGCGCTGCCTGTCTGTCCAGTCCGCGCGGTCGGGCGACGCGTCGCCCTTCTTGCGCGGGTAGATTGACCGGAGGAAGTCCTGCGCGGTCGGTGCCTTACGCCCCCCCTTGGGGTTGTGGAACGCGCCAGCCACGAGGGCGCACAGTTGCGCGAGCAGCGCGTTGCACGAGTCCTCTGGCCTCGGGTCAAGCGCAAGGTAGTGCAGCCATTCGGCAAACTCGCTCGCGCCCATGCGCGCGTCCATCTCGCCAACGGTCATGCCGAGAGCCCGCGCAACGTGGAACTTCGCGTAGCGCGGGCCACGGCCGTCTAGTCTTTTCCCAGCGCGTCTTGCGCCTCCGGCACCATGCCAGAAAGACGCAGGGCCGCGTCGCCCACGCGGTTCGCGGCGCGACCGCTGGACGCCTCAAGGCGCGCCACGTCATCCGCGGAGAACAACTCCGCGCCGTCCTCGCCGACAACGCAGCGCGAGAACACGAACGCGCGGGCCTTGGCCAGCGCATCGGGCTTCTTGGAGAGATAGATTTCCTCCAAGGCCTCGCGGTCGGCGACGCTCAACTCGCGCACGATCACGTCGCCGTCCCACTCGGGAACGGCGACGCGCTCGGTCTTCAGTCCCGCCGCGAGAATCGCGGCCTTCGTCAAGAGTGCCATGTCAAGACCCCGCGGCGATGGTGATTGGCCCGGTGATCTTGATGACATACTCACCCGTCATCTTGTCATCGAGCGGCGCTTCCCAGTTGTAGCCCGTCATGAAGCCCGTGAACGCCCACGTCGCCGTGTCGGCGGTCGGGCCAAAGTTGAGCGTGATCGTCTCGGCAGCCGCCTGAATCGGCGGGTACTTGTCGGCGTCAAAGTGCATCGTGACCGTCAACTCGCCGGGGTCCACGAGGTCGTTGGGCATGTAGGTGCGGTTGCCAATCTCCGACGTGCCGTTGGCGTTGGTCGTGCCAAGGTGCGTGGTCTCGATGGCCTCGCGCGTCGCGCCCGAATAGGACCAGTCCGTGATCTCGCAGGTAAAGGACGAGGTCGCGAAGGTGATCGTTCCGCCGTAGTTCTGGTTTACCGAGGGGGCAGGCATGGCGTTGTTTCTCCGTCAGGTTGTGTGGTTGATCGAGTAGGTCACGACGAGGCGGTGAAGCCCCTCCGCGAGCCCGTCGCCGAAGTCGGCTCCGCTTGTCTCGCTCTGCTTCGCCGACATGATCGTCGGCCCCGCGCTGATGACGTTGGTCTGGTAGTTCATGACCGTGCGGAAGGCCTCCTCGACGTTGCGCGCGCTGATGCTGCTTTGCGCGTAGATGTCCAGTTGCATCAGCCGGTGCGTGCGCGCCGACGGCCCGCCCGTGTGGCCAATCGCGTTGTCCGAAATGAACGTGAACACCGCGTAGGGCCGCGCCACGTTCTGCGGCGCGCGGTTCGGGTAGGCGCGCGGGGGCGTGCCCAGCAGCGCCGTGATGCCGGACGCGCCAGACCAGAGCGTGAAGAGGGCTTGCTCGATGTTCATGGCAGCGCCACTCCCTTCGCGCGAAGCAGCGCGGTCTCGCGCTCAAGCCCGCGCAGCAACTCCGCGCGCATCGCCGCCTTGACCTTCTCCACGTTCTCGTGCATGGCCTTGCGCATGTAGCCCGCGGGCGGCTTCGTCACGCCGCGCCGCGTGTAGCCGTACTCGACCGCAGCGGGGAAGTACCATTGGGAGTTGAGCATTTCTTGCGCGCGCTCCGGGTAGAGCTTCGCAAGCTCC